ATTGCGATACTGCACTCTCTGATTCATTTCCATCCACTTTTCTGCATCTTTATCAGCTTGGTTCATTTGCTAACTCCTTATTTAGTTTATTGGCATGGTTCTGAGCTTTAGACTTTTCCCTATACCGAATACCCTTTGATTCAAATTTATACTTTCCATCTACCATGACTGTTCTACCAACTTGGTAGTAATCGTCATAGTCAAAAAATGGCACTACTTCCCATTTATTCATACCACTTTCCTCCATTCTTTAACATACTTTTCAAGGATGATGTAATCGCTCCAGTCAGTCGTGCCATCTTTAATCCGATAAGCAACACAACTGCTTTGGTCATTGTTTTCTACAAAGTTAATTTCCCATCCCCATCCCTTGTAAAACCAATCCTCTTGGTCTCGAATCCTATCGTCATACCTTTCCCAAAGTAATTCCTTAAATCGGTGTAGGCGGTTCATGTTAGGCATCTTCATCATCTAAATCCTCTCTTAACTGTTTGGCTAAATTCAACAACTGGCTAGGTGTGTAGCCATCTAGCACCAACTGGATTAGGTTATCGACTGTAAAGTCATTGAAATAGTCATAGACTGAAATGGCATTGTCCTCGCCAACCAAGTCTTTTAACTGGTTATAGTCCATCATGCACCTCCGTTACATAGTCAATGTATTCATCGGCATGAACCATCTCTCCCTTTTCCAAAATAGAAGAGTCCTCGTTAAACATTTTCCAAGCAATATCTTCAGCTTTGCTTTTAGTCTTGCAATTAACATCTATCCAACAAAGGGTAGTCTCTTCCCTTGCTATGCATACTCGATATTTAGGCATCAAAAAATCTCCATTATTCTGAACTCGTCTAATTCATACATCGAATCAATATTGCCAGCGTTAAATTCCATCAACTCATCTTCAAGAAATTCATTCAAGGCATCTAGGGCTTCGGTATATGTCCTATAAATGGAGGGGATCATTACTCCGTTTTCATCCTCCTCCGACCAACAGTTAATCCAACCATCGCACAGGGTGTAGTGCTGAACTTCAAACATCAATCCACTCCTCATCAGTTTCTTCTACATCGTAAACAACATGGTCATATTCGCCCACGCAGTGAAAGTCGCACTCAGGCAAGGCTTTACCCTTTTCCCAAGCATCGTCTTCACTGGTGGCTTCTATAACCCTCTCATACATCACATTGGTCTCAGCCCTGATAATGTATTTAGGCATGATTACCTCATCACTGGTAAACAACTTTGTTTTTCATCAGAAGTAAACAACGCACCTCCACTGTTTCCCTCATCATCACAACTGGGGAAAAACCACAATCCATCATGCGTTTGAAAGGCAACAACCCTTTCATGCCAACCCATGTCTTCAGTCTCTTGTTGCGTTAAATACCGAACATTGACAATGCGTTTGTGAAGCAATAGTTTTTTAGCTTCGTCATTCCAATATTTGTCGTAATCTTTGATATCTTTCATAATCAGCACTCCAAAAAGTTAAATGGCAAATGAACCTCTGCAACCTTATCGCCATTGGCATCAATAACGACAACGGCAAACACTTTGTCGTCTTCGTCTTTACGCACCATGACATAACCCCCTTGCTTTACAACTTGGTCATTCTCGGTGTCCCATACATCAAAATTGACAACCACTGATCCATTGTCAAGAGACTCATAATTCATCTGAATCTGTTCGTAAGCATCTAATCCAAACTCATCTAATACTGGATCGTGATTGCCCTGATATCCGTCTTCGCATATGTTTTGCATGACTCTCTCCTTATAATGGATGGATAGTGCCAAATACAGATTTGATGGCATTTAGTGGATCAGTAGCAGAGACAAACTGAAATTTATGTTCAGAAGAACCATTGTCTTCAACATCCCATTCGACCTTATGCTCTACATATTCATCAGAACTTGTGCGGTCAATACACTTTGCAATAACATTTTTAATCATTTAATTCTCCTAGCAGTTAATCAAAGACAAGTAAGTAATTTGCGGTCTCGTCATACGACTTTGCGGTCTCATACTTACTTGTTTCGCCATTACTCTTGGCTCATCAGTTTGATAGAACTGTAAATTCCCTATTGGCTAACTTTGATATACGACAAAGATTCCCTTGACTGGTCTTGAATACATTTCTCTTTGTCCCGTATTCAACATAGGTAAAGGTGTCCTCTTCAATCCTCCCAGTAGAAAATGAGAATGACATCGGATGGGCAAACTTCACAACATCGCCAAACTTCAACTTTGGCTTCTTAACACTGGCATTTGCCAAGCATCGCTCTCGCCATTGTTTAGCACTTGTATTGAACGGCATACCTAATGCGTTAAGAGTCGTAATAAGGCTCTTGGGAGCATCAAAGTAATAGGGCAATACAGTCTCCCCCATATTCTTGTAATAGATCCAATCAGGATCTTCTCTGCGTTTCTCCGTCAGGATAACCATGCCCTCATGGTGTTTGATCCCAGTGGCTTTCTCCTCTTGCCAACTAATGCAATATGCGGTGTTGCCACGCATTGAAATATTGGTTAGCCACCATTTGTGGGTATCGTTTTCTTGCGTAAATTCTTTGATCAAAAAGTCTTTGCGACTGATTTTGAAAAAGCATTGTGTCCCAGTCCATCCCATGTTATTCCTCCTCAATATTGAAAAGTGTTTTCATATGATTTTCGAGATAATTTAACTTCATAATTTGCTCATCTAGAAAATCACTCATATTGGTAAACTCGTTAAAACCCTCCAACTTAATACCTTTTAAATAATTGTTTTTATTCAAGTCCAAAAGGTCAAAATAAACCTCTTGAACAGTGGTAAATAGATTTGATTCAATTCCCATGCTAGTGCTCCTCTATTGGCTCATATACATCTGATTGTGAATACCCTGAAAGGATCTCAGGGCGGTATTTGCTTAACTTCTCTTCCACGCATGAATCGCATACTCGGCATAGAAAAATACCTTGAGCGTCATACTCATCCCAAGTGTGTTGGTTTTCGTGCATACAGAACATCAGAACCCTCCAGTCTTGATAAAAAGGTAAATTGCTTGTGGGCATACATACAAGGCGATATATGCCCAAGCAACGACCAATATGGTGTTTACTAACCAGTCATGCTTGGGGAACATTATTCGAAGTCCTTTCCTACTTCCACTCCGTTTTTGCGGAGCAGTGCTATTGCATGGTCATTGAGACTCATAACCCCATCGTATTCAGATAGGGAGCGTTTTCCATCTTTGTCGATATCGAACCAAAGACCAATGTATTCAAAGGCAACATCAGGAATATCCCATTCGATAAACCCAGTGTTGTCCTTGTTGAAATACAACTCCAGTGTGGATTCGTGTGTGCCAATGTCTCGCTCTCCCCAACTTCCCTCAAGGAAGAGGGGAGACTTGACTGTCATCGTGTCAATCAAGTCTGCCATGATCAATACTCCGAAGTAAGCATCAGAACATTGTCCGTAAGGAAGAACCGATACATCCCATCAGGGCAATCGGTTAGGGCAATATGCTTTTGCTTGATGATGTTGCAATCCCCGTCTTCCACGCAGATATCTGCCTTACCATCCTCAACGGCTAACTGGATGGAGAGCAGTGGCTCTTTAGCTAACAGTGGATAGTATTCACTGGCAACGATATCCAAGAACCAATAGCAACCACCTTGATCGGCAAAGTATTGAACCCCATCGGTGTGAACCAACTTAGGGGTAAACAGGTTAGTGCGGTGATACGACTCAGTGCCATAGAACTGGGATAAGTCGATTGTTTTCTTTACAGTTTGTGTTTCCAATTTGAACTCCTAGCAGTTTGTCAAAGACCCCTTGCGGGGTTTCGTCTATTGAAGACTCATCAGTTTGACTGGGGTTTGCTATGCAAGTAGATATCGACCATTGACTGAATATGCTTAATTGCTTGAGGGAGGTTGTAATCGGCATCAGATAAGACTTCCAAGATATCTCCATCCATCCATTGATCTACTACATAGTCCCATCCTTGCTCATAGCGATCACTGGCATATTGGCGAATGAACTGGATCAATACTTGATCACAATCTTGTGGTGTCATTGACTGCCATTTTGCTAAGGTAATCTCCCTCTCTTGCTTATTCCATAAGGCTATGGTGTCTTGTAGTGTTTCCATTCTTTCCATGTTTATCTCCTAGTAGATGAATTCCCCTTGAACTCATGTATGTAATTGTAAACATGAAATACTTGACTTGCATAGTATTTATTAAAAATATTTTTAGCCCTTATAGAATAAGGCTTTCAAGGCGATTGATATAGCTGAGAAGTGCCTTGCTTGTGTATCAAGGCTCATAAAAATGGGAAGCATGGCTCTATGGCTCGCCTGATTGACCCTAAAAGGCGGTCTCACCTTAACAGTGTTAGGGTGAAAGAGCGAAGCGGAACAGTGTGATGACTCCAGTAGAAAGAGATAAGAGTAAGGGAGATAAGACTATTGATGTCCTTTACAGAACTGTCCTATACTTGGGGGGTATAAATATACCCATTGAATACTATGCCAAACACCAAGAGAAGACTAACCAAGAAAGAGATAGCAGAAGGCATGAAAGCAGTGCCGATTGAGACCATCATTCTCGGTGCTCAGTCTAAGCAGGGGATCAAGCTAACCAAGAAACAAAAGGCATTTGCTGAACAAGTCGTGGCTACTGGGAACAAGAGCGAAGCCTACCGCAGAGCGTATAACACTAAGGGCAAGAGAGAGACTGCTGGAGTAGAAGCAAGTAAGCTCTCACGCTCCCCAAATGTGGCTACATACATAACGGCACTGGAAGCACAGAAAGAGGTGGAGGAATATCTTCTACCCCCTCGTTTGAGGGCTATGGCAATCCATAAACTCTCCAGCATGGCTCTGAATGATGAATTGCCCCCCGCTCAGCAACTCAAGGCGTTAGAGCTGGTAGGCAAGATGACTGAGGTGGCATTGTTCACTGAGAGACGGGAACTGGTGCATACGATGGATAGCAACACGCTCAAGTCCAAGCTGATGGAAGCAGTCCAACTGGCGATACAGAACAGTAATAGTCTTAGGACTTCCACGAAGAAGACTGCCGAGCAACTCTTAGCAGAGATCAGCTATGTTGATATACCCCAATCTATTTCCATTTCTTCTGAAGATCATTCACTCATTGAGGAAACATCGGTGGGTACTGGCTCTGAAAGTCCAATTTCCGACCCCCCACCGAGGGGCATGACCCCTTTTTTGCCCGAGGCTGATGCTGGACATTTGCATAGTATTTCACACATTCAATCACAAACAAATCTCACCCTAACACCTGTTACGGTGACAAATCCTTTAGAATCAAATACTTGCGAAGTACTAAGTATTAACCCTAATGATTTAATTCCAATTGGTAGGGGGGAGGGGGTACAAAATCCTAACTGGAAGGAAAAGGACACTGTTTTAGAAACCCCCCCGTCATCTTTTTCTAATCAAAAAGGGTAGGGGGGTATATGGATAGAGAACAATGGCTAATCATTTTGATACTGATAACAGTGATTTTCTTATGGGCAGGGATCGTATGAACAAAGAAGATTGGTTAAAACAACAGGAGATGGAAGTGGCTATTCTAGATAAAGTAATTGCTCACTTAAAGTTATTAAGAGATGCAGCAGCAATTTCGTCTTTCCCAGGTGGGCTGCGTGATTTTGGTATTCGTAAGAAACAAGCCTATGACCATTGGGTAGCTGGTGAAAATGCAGGAAGTTTTGGAACTACTGCGATATATCGTGGACCACGACTTGAAGTGCCAACCAAGTTTGAACCTGGCATGGAAGATTGTGGCAAATGACTCCTGCTCAAAAAGAAGTCTTTCATGTCATTGAAAAGTTCTGGGAGGACTTTGGTTTTGGTCCAACCATTGATGACGTAATGAGAATGACAGGTTATCGGGGGCGTGGAGGTACGGCTAGGAAAATGAAAATCCTAATTGAAATAGGGGTTTGCAAAGGGAACATGAAGTACTCTCGTAGCATTAGACCAGCGTATATCAAACTAAGGAATTTGAATGGATGAGTTGTTAGCCATCATTGATCAGCTTCCTGAGGAGGAACAGGCAAAGCTACGTCCTTTGGCGTTGGCTTATCAAGATGCAGTAACTCGTGAAACTGGGCAAATTGACTTTATGTCGTTTGTAGAAACCATGTGGCCCAATTTTATTCATGGCGAACATCACGCATTAATGGCGACTAAATTTGAGGAGATTGCCAGTGGAAAAATTAAGCGACTTATTATTAATATGCCACCTCGTCATACGAAGTCTGAGTTTGCCAGTTATCTTTTGCCAGCTTGGTTCTTGGGAAAATTTCCTAACAAGAAAATTATTCAATGTTCTAATACCGCTGAACTTGCAGTTGGTTTTGGTCGAAAAGTGCGTAACTTAGTTGATGGAGAGGCATATGCCAAAGTATTCCCTAATGTTGCTCTTAGATCGGATAGCAAGGCTGCTGGTCGTTGGAGTACTAATGCTAACGGGGAGTATTTTGCTATTGGTGTTGGCGGTACTGTTACTGGTAAAGGTGCTGATCTGCTCATTATTGATGACCCTCATTCCGAGCAAGAAGCAGCACTTGCAGCTGGGGACCCTAGCGTTTTTGATAAGGTGTACGAGTGGTACACTTCAGGTCCTCGCCAGCGTTTGCAGCCTGGAGGATCTATTGTAGTTGTGATGACCCGTTGGTCTAAACGAGACCTAACAGGAAAAATCTGCCAAGCGATGGTGGACAGAGACGGTGATGAATGGGAAATCATCAGCCTTCCAGCGATAAAAAGAAACGAAAAACCCCTTTGGCCTGAGTTTTGGAGCTACGAGGAATTAGATAAACTAAGGATAGAACTACCGCTTTCCAAATGGCAAGCCCAGTATCAACAAGATCCGACCTCTGAAGAAGGTGCTCTTGTAAAACGGGAATGGTGGAGGGTCTGGGATAAAGAAACCCCTCCCCCTTGTGATTACATTATCCAATCTTGGGATACGGCATTTACAAAATCAGAACGGGCTGACTATTCAGCGTGTACGACTTGGGGAGTTTTTTACCTAAATGAAGATAAAACGGATGCTAATATCATTTTATTGGATGCGTTTAAAGAGAGAATGGAGTTCCCCACTCTTAAACAGCGAGCCTATGATATGTATAAAGACTGGGAACCAGATTCGTTCATTGTTGAAGCGAAAGCATCTGGTGCTCCACTTATATTTGAACTTAGAAGGATGGGTATTCCTGTTCAAGAGTTTACACCGACTAGGGGTAACGATAAAATATCTCGTGTTAATAGCGTATCTGATTTGTTTGCAAGCGGTAAAATTTGGGCACCAAGAAAACGCTGGGCTGAAGAAGTAGTAGAGGAATTAGCAGCATTTCCCAATTCAGATCACGATGACTTAGTAGACTCCACAACCCAAGCACTGTTAAGATTTAGAAGAGGTGGCTTTATTACGCTGCAAAGCGATGAGCCAGATGAGCCACAAGAATTTAGGCGTAAAAAAGGTTATTACTAAGGATCCTTATGTCAATCGATAAAGCAATGTATGCAGCCCCCCAAGGTCTACCTGATTTAGAAGGACCAGATGTTGAAATTGAAATTGTTGACCCTGAAGAGGTAGACGTAAAAGTTGGTGGAATGGAAATCCAAATGGAAGGCGAGGAGATTGAAGACTTTGATGCAAACCTTGCTGAATATTTGCCTGAATCGGTTTTACTACAGATTGCCAGCGAACTCTTAGAAGATTTCCAATCGGACATTGATTCTAGACG